CAATTATATCGTTAAAATTAACAATCACATCTTCTTCAGTTCTACTGGAGATTCTGATGCTGCTATTTCTTAAAGGAGATTAATTATGGCTATAAGTAGAGCACAACTTGCGAAAGAGCTAGAGCCAGGACTTAACGCTCTTTTTGGAATGGAATATGCTAGGTATGAAAATCAACATGCTGAAATATTCACAACAGAATCTTCGGACAGATCGTTTGAAGAAGAAGTAATGCTTAGTGGTTTTGGAGCTGCACCTGTAAAAGCAGAGGGTGCTGGAGTTGCATTTGACGATGCTAACGAATCCTTTACTGCTCGTTACAACCATGAGACTATTGCTCTTGCTTTTTCAATCACGGAAGAAGCTGTAGAGGATAATTTATATGATAGATTATCTTCTCGTTACACCCGTGCATTAGCAAGATCAATGGCACACACAAAGCAAGTTAAGGCTGCTTCAGTTCTTAACAATGCTTTTGATAGTGGCACTACAGGTGGTGATGGCGTGGAACTTTGTTCTACAGCACATCCATTGGTGACAGGTAATACTTTCGCTAACGAACCAAGCACAGCTGCAGATTTAAATGAGACTTCTCTTGAAGACGCATTGATCAATATTGCAGGATTTGTAGATGAGCGTGGTTTAGTTGTAGCGTTACGTGGAACAAAACTTATTATTCCACGTCAGTTACAATTCATAGCAGAAAGAATTATGACATCCAATCTGCGTGTCGGAACTGCTGATAACGATCCAAATGCTATTAGACAAATGGGCATGTTACCACAAGGGTATGTAGTTAATGACTTTTTAACTGATACTGATGCATTCTTTATTCTTACAGATGCACCTCGTGGTTTCTTACATTTTGAACGTGTAGCGTTATCAACTGGTATGGAATCAGACTTTGATACTGGAAATATGAGATATAAAGCTCGTGAGAGATATTCTTTCGGCTTCTCTGATCCACGTTGTGTCTTTGGTTCTCCAGGAGCTTAAATAATATTAGGGTGGCACTTGCCACCCTTTTATGTTTATAGTATAAAAAACATGTTCCTCCCAAACTAGCTGGGCTATTTCCTGCAGAGTAAATAGCTCAGTGAAACTAGGGACAACCTTGACTACAATTAAGTAGACATTTGCCAAGACAAGGAGATTAAAATGGCTAACACAACTTTCTCAGGCCCAATACGGTCACAAAATGGAATGAAGTTAATCAGTAAAGATTCTACTACTGGTTTAATTCAGGACAGAACTCTTGGGGATTATCCACAAGATACAAGACGATTTTATTTAGAAGAATGGTTTTTACAAAGACCAGGCTTAAATGCAAATATTGACCAAGTATCAACAGTTGAAGTTCAAAGAGCTTTGAATAGAAACTGGGAAGCACTTGGAACTAATATGACTACAGCTTTATGTACGTTTAACTCAACATCAGCAGGTATTGTAGCAACAACTGCAGGTGCTGATCAAGACCAAGCGATTATTACTCCACATTTAGATACTGCTGCTACAGCATGGGCTGGATGTTTATGGGGTACAGAGAATCAAGTGCATTTTGAAACATCAATAGCATTACCTGCAATTGATAATCAAAAAGCTTATGCTGGTTTAAAATTAACTAATGATCAGTTATTAGCTACAGATGATGATCAAGCGTATTTTAAATTTCAAACAGATGCTACAAACTCAGAATCATTTACTGATTTTACAAAACTGCATTTTATCCATAGCATTGGTGGCACTGATCATATTAGTGTTTTACCAATAACTGTGGCTGCGAATACAATTTATCATTTAAAAATTGAATTTGACAGTTCAAGACAAATGTCAATTTTTGTAGATGGTACTCAATATAATGTAACAAGCACTTCTGGCTCAACAGGTGGAACTGCCGTTACTACTGGTACAACTAAATCTGCAGCAATGACAGATGATGTTGATTTTATTCCTTATATTGGAATTGAAGCTGGTGCAGCAGCAGCAGAAGCAATTCACTGTCATTATGTTAAAATGAGCAGAATTATTAACGAATAGGAGGTTTAAATGGCTGGATCTGATGTAATACCTCAGACTGTCAATGACGAAAATGCATCTGATGATGATAGACTAGTCACTGCAGCAAGACCTGATACGTCAGCAACTATGGCTAACACTACTTTTGTTGGTGGTGGTGCAAGAAATGTTATTGTGACAACAACTGGTACAGGTGATAATGCTAAAACTTGTACCATAACTGGCACAGATGTTTTTGGTAACGCTATGACAGAAGTTATAACTTCCACCAGTTCTGCTGAAGCAGTGGCAGGCACTAAATTGTTTCTAACTGTAACGGCTGTTGAATGTTCTGCTCAATATGCTGCTAACATTAAAGTTGGTTCTGGCACTCTTTGTGCAGAGGCAATAGGTGGTGGTGGTATGAGAGTTCGTTTAAAAGGATTTTCAATTACTTCAGGTGGAACAGCAGGAACAGTTTCATTCATTAATGGTACACCAGAAAGTGGAACAACATTGTTTAAAGCAAGAACTATTGGTACGGCAAATACTATGATAGATAGAACGATACCTGAACAAGGTGTTTTATTTGCGAGTGGTATGAGTGTGTCGTACACTTTAGATCATGCTGACATGATTACATTTTTCTATGCTTAAAGAGTGAGATTAAAAGTGTCGCAAAAACAACAACTAGAAGTAGCTTTAGCACGTTTGGAAGAACGTGTTGAGGCTCTTCAAGAAGACATGAAAGATATGAAATCAGATATGTCAGAGTTACGTGCAACAGCTAATCGTTGGAAAGGTGCATTTTGGGTTATGATGGGTCTTGGTGGCGTTGTTGGTGTTGTTACTAACTTTGCAATAGGATGGTTTAAATGACCATAAATAGAAGTAAAATTAAAAAACAAATTGAAAACGGAGATTCTAAAATGATGAAGAAAAAAGGTTATAAAGCTGGTGGCAAAGTTAGTCCTAGAAAAATGATGGCCAAAGGAATGAAAATGGGTGGCAAAGTAAACAACCTAAAAAAAGCTATTAAAAAAGTTGATGCCAAAAAAGCTACTAAAATGAAAATGGGTGGCATGATGATGAAGAAAAAAGGCATGAAAAAAGGTGGTAAAGTAAAAAAAGGTAAATAATGCCTTATTTACAAAGTAATATTCCTCACTTTAAATGTTGGGTGAGGAGAGAATACACTTGCAATCATTTAAGATATCATGGTGAGTTTCTACATGGCATGGCAGTAGCCGTTACGACTATGCCTAATAGGTGTTTAAGTTTTCAAATTATATTTACTGGTTGTGAGGCTGATGACACAGACAATCCAAATGTACATGGTGGTGCTATGTGGGCGAGAATGCCGATTACTGGGTTGATGGCAGACGTTCCTGTAGAAGAGTGGCCTGAACCTATGGCAGTGCATGATGCTCAACCCTGGGATTGTGCTTCTCATAACCATGCTGTTTATGTTTTAGATAGAGCTACACCAACACCCTGGTTGGCAAAAATAGATGGTAAGTTTTTCCCTGCAAAGTATTTGTTTACTGTTGATTATGCTGAAAGCGAGATAGCTGATGATCCAGCACAACACAAACAAAGTCATGTTTTGCATTTATTAGATGCTGATCAATGGACAGGTAATATTGTAGCATTGCCAAACAATCGTGTTCGTGTTACACATCCAGCGTGGTTTGAAACAGGTGAAGGTGCACCAGATTTCTTACCATCACAGCATTTACATTATTCTAAATCTGATTTAGACTACACTTTAGATGTCAATAAGATTTTTGATAACATATATAATGAGGACTAAATGACAACATCAAGTTCAACAAATTTTGAATTAGCCGTTGATGATTACATTGAAGAAGCCTTTGAAAGATGTGGTTTAGAAATACGAACAGGTTATGATTTAAAAACAGCTAAACGATCATTAAATTTGATGTTAGCTGATTGGGCTAATCGTGGTTTGAATCAATGGACAATAGAACAGAGAACACAAGCCTTAACAGCAAGTGATGGCGAATACTCTTTAGGTACGGATGTTATTGATATTTTGTCTGTGGTTGTTAGAAGAAGCTCAACTGATTTTAACATGACACGAATTAGTAGAAGTGAATTTCTATCAATACCAACAAAAACTACAACTGGTCGTCCAACACAATATTTTCTTGACAGACAAGTTACACCAAATTTAAAAATATGGCCTATTCCAGAAAACAGTACAGATGTTTTGCATTATGATGCTTTAACACGGATACAAGACGCTGACACGATGCAGAACACTATGGAAGTTCCTTTTAGGTTCTATCCATGCCTAGCATCTGGTCTTGCCTACTATATAGCTATTAAAAAAGCTCCTGATAGGATTCAGTTGTTAAAAACAGCTTACGAAGAAGATTTTGCACGAGCAATGGCTGAAGATAGAGATAGATCGTCATTTAACATTTCACCAAGTTTACAGTATTATAGAGTGTAACATGCCAAAATTTGCTAACTCAAAGAATGCTTACGGAATATCAGATAGATCAGGGTTCCGTTATCGTCTTGGTGATATGCGTAAAGAGTGGAATGGTTTGTTAGTTGGGTATGACGAATATGAAATGAAACACCCTCAATTAGATCCACATAACAGAAGAGCAGATGCTGAGTCTTTAAAAGACCCTAGACCTGATAGAACAGAAACAGATGTATCTGTTTTGTTAACTTTAAATCCTTTTAAAACAGGGTCATCAAGTAGCAGTACAATAACTGTTTTTGAAAGATCACATGGTCGTTCTGCATCTGATACTGTGAGATTTAGAGATATTTCAACTTTTGATGGTATATCAAAATCTGTTATGGAAAATTCTTCTGGGTTTTCTATAGCAAGTGTTGTTGATGCCGATCATTACACAATAACTGTTTCCGACACAGCAACTGTAGGGTCAATAAATGGTGGAGGTGGTGTCGCCTCTGTTGGTCCAGTGACTTTGGTGAATTAGATGGCTTATACTTTAACAACATTACGAAACTCAATAAAAGATTATAGTGAAAATGATGAAACAACTTTTGTTACACATGTTCGTGATTTTATACGTTCTGCTGAAAATAGAATATTTAAAGTAGTTGACTTTGAAGTGTTTCGTAAAAATGCAACAAGTTCTTTGGGTTCGTCTGATCGTTTTTTATCAACACCAACTGATTTTTTAGCATCTCATAGTTTATCAGTAACAAGTTCAAGCAACAAAATATTTTTGTTAGAAAAAGATGTAAATTTTATTGAGGAATATAATCCTAACTCAGCA